CCTGACCAAACCGCCGTCTCTGTCCTTAACCTCAACGACAAACAATACCTCATTGACGACCAAAACCTCGTTTACGACTTCCAAACCCACCTACCACTCGGTACCTTCAATCCTAATACTCTCACTATCACTTGAAGGGAACCTACGGTTCCCCTCAGACCCCTCCCTTAAAATGATGTGACCTTTGTAAATATCATGACACTTGCTCACGCCTTCCCCTTAAAATGACAAAAAAGCTTAAAATTGTAGATACTGTTTTTTTTGTTGTGAAAAATTGATTCTGTTTTTATCTGTCAATAAATATAGAAACAAACAGCTATTTAAGATGGTAAAGAATACTACTGGTGGAACTGGCACAAAAGGCCTTGCTAGAAAGCATCAATCCTCATCCAACGAAAGACTACGTCTACCCGAATGTGAGTTAGAACAATTCGCTTGCGTTACAAAAATGTTGGGTAACGGAATGTGTGAGATTCATACAAATAGCAATGTGCGTCTGATTGGCCACATTCGCAATGCATTCCGTGGTAAAAACAAGCGAAACAATATGATTAGCCCGCAATCTATTGTTTTAGTTGGTCTTCATGAGTGGGAGAAGATTCCAAAAAATTGCAATATTATGGTTATTTATGACCAAAATCAAATAGAACAACTTAAAAGTATTCCGAGCGTAAAAATAGACCATGTTTTGAATCTGCAATTATCAGCGACAACATTCCAGTCAAGCAAAAAGGCGCAAAGGGACTTTGATTTTGTGGAAGAGAAGGAACCAGACATTGCTCCACAAAATGTCCCAACGCATCCAATGGAGTTTGAAATGGTTACTGAAACTGAGATTGACATAGACGATATTTAAACAAACAAAAACACTATAATTATAATATAAAAAGTATTCAACAACAACAGTATATGTTTAATTTTTACGTTTGTATAACTACAATAAAAGGCTATGAAACAGCGTTGAATAATATTTTAGATTCATTACCCAATGAATGGAAAAACAAGTATATCCTTGTTTATCAAAAAGAGGAGAAAGAAAGAATCACCATATTTGAAGATGGTCATATTGAAGTCTATATAAAAAACAATTTACATGATTACGGCAATTGGATCGGACTCCATAGACTTATTGAAAAAGGATTAGTTCCCAAAGATTCATGTTTTTTATTAGTTCATGATACATGCAAGTTTGGTGAAAGAACTCAAAGATTAACCTCAAATATAGCAAACGTTTTTATGAACGAATCAGATTATGACATTATCTGGTTATCTAAACTCGGACAATGTAATATTTGTTTAATAAAATCAACAGGAATAGCTTACGGTTATAACATTTATAAAGATATACAAGAAATAACGAAACCTGAAAGCGTGGTTTGGGAATGGGACCCTTATCATCAATGTAGTCCAAAATCATTTGAATTAAAGCATTTTTTTATACCAATAGATACAGAAAAATTAGGAACAAGAAAAATTTATAGTGAGAATGACAGGCATGTTTTGAATTATCCAACAATAGATATGGAAAAATATTACGCAGGAGATGGAGTAAATCATCCTCTTGCACCATAGGATTAGTATACAAAATATTGAAATCCATATTCTTCTACGTTTGGATAAGGCTGTGTATCGTAATAATATTCATATTGAAATGGATAGGTTAAACATGTTTCTAGTAGAGGATTTGTTTCAGATTTCTCATCAGCATTGTTATTGTTGTATTTTATATCTGTTTTTGAAATTAACCGATGAATACTGCGAGTAGAATTATTAGACCACCTTTTTCCGATTCGCCGTGTTGAACGTTTATACGTAATATCTTCGTGTTTTAATAAAATAATATTGTTTAAATCATCAAATAACTTTTTACTCTTTTTACACCAATTATGACGTAATATTTTGCCAAACGGTGTGTTTAATACTTCTGGAACAAATATTATAAAATCATCTTTATTTTTTAATACAAAATTGCTTATGTAATATTGATCTTCCCATTCTGGAAACACTTTATTGTTTATGTCATTGCTAACCAATTCAACTAAACCTCTATACATTTTTTTTATGTATTCATTATTCTTTAATATGAATGAACCACTGTTTATAAACGTATTGCGTTTTACATAAGGGTCTCTTGAATAACAACCATGTTTATTTTCATTTGACATCAAGTATTTTATGAGGTCTTTTAACGAAAACCCGTCTTGTATCCATGCGTCACTATCTAAAAACACAACAATATCATCAGTGGAATCTTGCAAATACTCATTTACTATAAATATCTTTGCCGTTCTTAAATCCATATCATATTTTGAAATATCTAAATTAATAAATTTGTAATTGAATTGAAAGTAATCGCAAAATTTTTTATTAACTTGTTTCGTTAATAAAAGGTAATCTAAAGTTAATCTATTGTCTGTTTGCAAAACCGTTATTTTTATCATTACAAAATTCACATATTAAAAAAAATAATTCAAAACGCGCCAAAAAAAAGACATAAAAAATTGAAAACTTTTTTCCAAAGTTGGAGAACGTAAACAACAATCATCAATACTCTTACTAAAATGTCTTCTTGCTCTGGCTGCTTCCCTATCTACCAGGCCAACCAAACGGCGCACATGGAGAGTGGAGGTTGCCTGTATGTGGACGAAGATGTCTTTTGCCAACCTGTCAACTTGCATCAGCATTTTGAGTCTTCCGTTGTGGACACTGCTGTTGTGGACGCTTCTGTTGTGGACGCTCCTGCTGTGGACAATGAATCCGCTTCCGCTTCTGATAGCGAAGTCTCTGGTTTTGATTCCGTCGGAACTGGAACTGAGTGCTGTATCTGCTACGAGATTATTGGCAAGAAGAACAACTGCGTCACAGATTGTGGTCACGTCTTCTGCTTCAAATGTCTGGCCACTGCTATGGCGCACAACAACAGCTGCCCTTGCTGCCGAGCTCCGCTCACAGACACTCCAGATGACGAGGACGATGACAGTGACTATGAAGGTTCCGATGATGAAGACAGTGATGATGATGACGATGATGAGATTTACGTCAACAAGGAGTACGACGGCGACGTGGAGGACATGGTTACGCGCATGGAAGCCAAGGGCGTTACCATGCTAGACATTGTCTCGTTACTCTTCAGCAAGTTTAGCAAGAAGGATGAGAAGTACACGAAGGAGTACGTGAAAAACCTCTGTGACACGATTAATCAAATCAGTGAGGACACGGAGAACGAGAGCAAGGAGAGAGAAGAAATGGGAGGTGAGGACGCACCAATTCTGGCCAGATTGGGTGGACCAGTCGTAGAATTCGTGGCATAAAAAATTGATTAGACTAGTTTTGTTTCTGTAATCTGTAACTTTTTTCATAACAATGTCTGAAATTGCTATTATTGCCAACGTTGACCCCGTCCAGATTCCTCTGGATAATGAATATACTCTTCTTATAAAAGCGGCTTACAAAGGTAAATTCGTAATTTGTGTGGTTGATAAATCTGGAAAGTATGTTGACATTCCAGATGGTCTTGCAATCTATGATGTTTATTACCAAAGATTCTGGGATATGAGCAGTGATGAAAAGTTTCATTCTGGTTCTCTATTTAATGTTTACGAGTTTTATTACAAAAACGAAAGGGTTTTGGACAACATAGAAGGTTACACAATGGAAGATTATTGTGGATTTCCGTACACTTCAACCAAGTACTATCAAAATTTCTACACTGCTCTTGTGAAAGGAAGTATGACTAAGGACACAAATATGATTCAAGTATCGTCTACTATGGACCTAGACGTAGGGATTACTGTGTTTGGAACTGGAATTCCAGAGTTCACCACAATTACGCGCGTAAACGATGAGACAAACACAATTGAAATCAACAACCGTGTTCTTGAATCCTGTTCCAATGTTACAATTACTGTAAGATAAAAACAGTAAAAATACAATATAAACAAATTGTAATTATAATATATAGACAATGCGATTTTTATTGTTTTTTTTATTTGCAGTAGTTGCAAGAAGCTCTTTGATTGAGCGATTTGAGAAATGGGTCCATGACTTTAAAGTTAAATTTGATAATTACAAAACATATGACGGTGTTTTTAAGAAATGGGTTGTCAACCACAAGTTTATTGAGGAGGTAAACTCCAAGAATCTTACTTATAAATTGGGACATAACCAATTTTCTGGTATGGATTCTTCCGATTTTAGCCAGTATTTAGGAATATCAAGGATTTTGTATCAAGATTACAAACAATTATTGCACATAAACAAGCCAATAGACGTATTGGGAAAGGTTCCTGAATCTGTTAACTGGGTAAAAAAGGGCGGAGTTACTCCAGTTAAAGACCAAGGTCAGTGTGGCTCATGTTGGTCGTTCTCCACAACTGGTGCGGTTGAAGGAGCCTACTATGTAAAGACGGGCGCACTAGAAAGCTTCTCAGAACAACAGTTAGTTGATTGCGACAATTATCTTAATGGTGGCAAGGACTTGGGTTGCAAAGGAGGTCTTATGGATAATGCTTTCACATGGATATCAAAGAACAATGGATTATGTACAGAAAAAGATTATCCTTATGTTTCTGGAACTATACAGAAATCAGAGTCATGCCAAAAATCTTGCTCCAATGTTAAGAACAGCAAAGTAATTAGTTTTGTTGACGTTATTACAAAATCAGATGATGAAATGATGAAAGCGTTATCATTACAACCTGTTTCTATAGCAATAGAAGCAGATAACAAAGAATTTCAACTATATAAGTCTGGTGTGTTTACTGGTAAATGTGGAACTGAATTAGACCATGGCGTTTTAGTGGTTGGATATGGTAGCTTAGATGGGTCAGATTACTACTTGGTAAAAAACTCATGGAGCACTAGCTGGGGAGATGATGGATATATTATGTTGGGTAGAGGAACCCAATATAACGGAGGCGAAGGTCAATGTGGTATGTTATTGCAAGCTAGTTACCCTGTGTTGTAAAAATATTATGTTTAATAATAGATTAAAGATAATAATACAAATAATGCTAATAATGGAATATGAGAATATAATTATTGGAGGAGGTCCAGCAGGATTACAATGTGCTTATTTTTTTACTAAATACAACATTAATTACATTCTATTAGAACGCAGCAATAAATGCGGGTCTTTCTTTGAACAATACCCCCATTCAGGCAAGCTAATTTCTGTAAATAAAAAGAATACTGGTTCTGATAATCTGGAATTCAATCTACGGCATGATTGGAATTCATTATTGAATGATGAAGGACTATTGTTTACAGATTATAGTGACGACTTTTATCCGAACAAAGATAAATTAGTGGATTATTTAAACGATTTTGCAAACAAATTTAAATTAAATATACAATACAATTCCAATGTTATTATGGTTAAAAAAGACACATCTGGTTATAAACTGTTTATTGAAAACGCTGTTTTTATGAGCTGCAAAAAACTAATAATAGCAACTGGCATTTCAAAGCCAATAATTCCAAACTTTGTATTAAACGTTAAAGACAAAATAAAACACTACGGAGAATATCCTAAGAATTATTTTTTAGATAAGACGAACTTACTTGAATTTAAAAATAAGAGAGTTCTATTATTTGGAGGAGGAAATGCGGCGCTTGAATTAGCTAATATGCTCAATGAAATTACTAGTCACATATTAATTGCTAGTAGGAATAAAAAAAATTGGGCGATGAGCAGTCATTATAGTGGTGATGTTAGGAGTATTTATTTGCCAATTATAGACACGTTTTTACTTAAAAGTTTAAATGCAATGGATTATTTACCAGAACTTAACGACAAGCGCAATAATTTACTTATTTATCAAAACCCAAACAACAATAAATACGAAATAAAATATTCAAATGATAAAGTTGATTTATTTAATAAACAATTTGATAAAATAATTTATTGTACAGGATGGACGTTTGATAGTTCCATATTTGATTTTGGAATAAATATAGTTAACAATTTGCCAAATATTAAAGAAAATTGTGAATCTACTAATAATGTAAATTTATTTTTTATAGGTTCGTTAATGCAGTCGTTTGATTATAAACGAAGTTCAGGAGCTTTCATACATGGATTTAGATATCTAATAGAAACATTTGTTAAAATAAATTACAATATTGAATATGAAAACAAGAAGTTTCTATTAGAAACTGATGAACATTTATCAACTTTAGTTGAATATATATCCGAAAGACTAAACACATCATCACATTTATATCAAATGTTTTCGTTTCTAATAGACATTGTTTTTTATAACGCAAATACAAAAACAATTTTATATTATAAAAATATTCCTCTTATTCATATTCATTATTTTGCAAATATAGCAAAAGATATATTTAAAACCACTGATTTTGTTGTATACACTATAAGTTTAGATTTTGGTCATAAGCATGTAGAGAACTACAAGGAGTTTGGAAATAATAGTAGTGGAATTGGGTTTGAAGCTAACTCAAATTTAATTCATCCAGTAATACGTATATTTGACCCATTTACTAATAAATTAATAGAAATGTATCATTTACACGAAGAACTATTCGCAGAATTTTATGAAAAAGAACTATACTATGAAAGACTAAAGCGCATTTTTAGACCCATATTAGTGTAGCATACATTAATGTAAATATATATAAAAATTATGTGGTCTAATATAAAAATGCGAAAGAATCTTATGCTATTACTGATTGCGCATAAAACAACACAGTTTGCATTTTACAAAAACAAATATATCAAACGTGATAAATAATGCTGTAATAATATATAAATGTATATTATTTCTGGTCCAAGTGCGCATTTAATAGCCGTTTCATTTTGTGTATACATAGTTGTCAATATATTTGAAAACTTAATACACTATAATATAGGAAAATTTAGTGACAAAATTACCCATTTTGATATGCCAACTCAAAAAGATTGGATAAAAATTATAATAGTGATGTGTGTTTTTGCTCTTTTACAAGGCGTTTTAACGTTTTGGTTTCAAAAAAAACAAAAACTAATATAAACCATAGTTTGTATTATATTAGTTGCACTCGGATTTTCCGATTAACTTTATCTTCATCTTCAAACAAATACATTTTGCACTTACATGTTGTGTAATTTGGTATGTCACAGTGTGTGTTAATTCGGGAAAGCAACTTGAGTTTCTCCAAATAAATCATATAATTAACTGACCCGTCATTCTTAACTATTCTATCAAAGACAATTCCCTCATGTTCAACTTCCATAAGCTCTGGATGATTAAAGACTCTAGTTAATAGTTCACATTCTGTTTGAATTTTGCGGATTGACCGCATAGAAGTATTGACATAATCTAGTTTCTGCATCCAATCCTCTAAGAATTTTTGTGCATCTGGGCTAAGAGTCTTTATTAATCCCTTGTGTTGCAAAATAATAATTTGATTCAAAAGGTCAACTAGCCTCCGTATCGGACTTGTAATATGTATATAGACTTTAGAATCGCATTTGAAATTCTTACTATTAATCAGCTCATGCTCTAGGGAAACGTCTTCCATAAAAGGAATGTATTGACCAATTGTATTATTCCAACTGCGAATAACCCGAACAGTTTCGTCATTGAGACCATTTGAATCAACCCTTAAATTAGAATTAATATACGCAGCTGACCTGAATATACCCATCTTATTATTTGACATATAAGAACCAGTGAACATATTCATTTGAACCATCCAATGTGCAACAATATCATGACTGTTTTTTACAGCATTATCCATTAAATAAGACAAATCAAACAGCTTCCTATAAGCGACGTCATTGTTTAACATCTTAGGGTCTTCGTATACATAATTTTTATTTACGCAAATTAGTGCATTTGCGTATTTGATAGGAATGTCTGGAACAATATTTCCAAATTTGTCTACTACAATATCCATTACTAGAGCAAATCTGGGTTGACCCTCTTGTAAACTACATAGTGCATCAGATAGAACTGTTGGTAGCATAGGTCTCCGCCTATCTGGTAGATATATTGTTGAAACCCGTTGGCTGAACGAATTCCATAGTCCTAGTATTTCTAGCCATAGGAACACATTAGCAATATAAATAGAAATGCGATAATTCTCACCAATTTGTTCTATTCCAAACCCATCGTCATAGTCAAGACTATTATTTGGGTCAATAGTAAATATGTAATTATGCCGTCGGTCTTCAATGATAAAATTGGGATTTTGAAATATCTGTTGTACAAATTCATCGTGCGTCTTTTTGTTGAGCGCACTCCGAGTCTTATTCGTAAACTCGGTAATGGAAATATGTAAGCTTTTTGAATATAGCTGGTACTCATAGAAGTGTTCTAGAACATCCACATCACCAATTGTTTCAGTAATTAATCCATGTGGATGTTTGTCTGTCCAGTTATCAAACTTAAAGACAACATATTTGTTTTTCTGTACTTTAGAGAAGCCTAGTTTTACCTCGTAAGGAACTAAAAACGCGGGTAGATAAGTATCATCTGGAATACACTTATACAAGAGACGCTTCTTGTTTTCAGTTCTTCCAAATGTCTTATTGTTTTCTAGAACGAGAATTCCTGCAATTGCTTGACAGTTTCTTACGTAAGAATGTATTTTCTTAACTTTTTGTTGTCCATCTGTCTCAGTAATTTCAAAGACATCTCTACTGAAGATTTTCTGTTCTGCAGGTTGAATAGTCTTAAGAATAGTGTAATCCTCTATATTTACATCAGAATTATTTTCATTATGAGCAAACGTCCATTCCAGGTACGTCCGATCACGGACGTATATTTTAAATTTTTTAGAGGTCATTCTTTGTATAATTGGATTTGCTTATTATATTACGGAATATGTTTATAAATCAATTTTTCAACAGTTATTAAAGGATTTAAATATAATGCATTCAAATATGACAATGGGAGGATTCTATAGTATGATATCAGATTGCTTTAAAAAAGGAGAACTTGAACAACCTATTTTAACCATAGACGGAATATATGATGACACCAACCGTCTAACTAGACTTTCTGACGTAATTAAAAATAAGCATGTCCATTGGAGCAATTATGATTCAAAGTCGGAACAAGAATATTTCAGAATGGTGAACGATGCTGCGTATTTAAGGAAAAAATATAGAGACGATTACATATAAAAGATTCATAGATTCTTTATCATATAGTATTTGCATAGTTCATAACCACATTTATTTTTATAATAATCTCTTGCACCTATACCAGCAATAACAGCGGATTTATATAGTCCATGGGTTTTAATAATATCTTCTGCGCAAGCCATTAATAATTGGCCAATTCCTTTATGCTGAGAAGACTTATCGTTAGAATTGCCAACACTAGTTGACATACCATAAACATGAACTTCACGGATTAAACCGCATTCAATAAGCTCGTTAACAACTCCTAATCCTGGGTTAGGATCTATGCGCAATCTCAGAAATCCAAATAAACCACAATATTGTTCTCTATTTCCTCCATAATAAACAGTCTTTCCACATAGTTTATTTATCCAGAGCCAAATACAAAACACAATATACGACCAAGTCCAAAACATGTTTTCTATTTCATATGAAATATGATATTCTATACCTTCGGATGCACTGTATTTGCGAACAACTAATTTCGCATCACCTATGCGATGAGCATTATCTTTTATTTCCATACAACGAATACATTTACATGATAAATTGGACGCAACCATTCTATCATGAATTACCTGTCTTAAATTCACCACTTTATTATAGCCAACTTCAATAGATTGTGTGGGTATATCACGAACCAATCTCTCTATTCTAGTCCAAGGATTTATCTTAGATTTCATTCGTAAAAAGACTTGAATCAAATCTTCCACATTTGTTTCTGCATAAGGAACGTAGGAACCATCTTCATACCAACTGTTAATTTCGCTTTTAATAATAAGGTCATCACTTGCGGATTTTACTACAGCTGTAGGATAGAGCTTCCAATCATCTGACTGCAAATCTGGGTCTTGGATAATGGTATCAAACATTTGGTTATCTAGTTCGGGTGATGACCCTGGCAAATCTGGCATCCAATGCGTAACTACCTTCATTCCAATACCCTTCAATAATCTGATAGCCGTCTTCATATTTTTATTAGTGCAACCGCGCTTGATTTTCTTTAAAATGTCATCATGTGTGCTCTGTCCGCCCAACTGAACACGAGTAACTCCATATTCCAAATATTCTACGAGGGATTTCTTGGCAACATAATCAGGTCGGGTTTCAATTGTCAAGCCAATAACCCCAAATAATGATTGTTGATTGATGTACTTTTCTTCATGAATGGTCATCATGGGTCTTTTATCTGTTCTTGCAAGAGTATTAAAAGTATAATACATTTCATTGATTACCGAATCGCGATAACTCTTGGGCATTACGTCCCATGTTCCCCCAGATAAAATAACTTCTATCTTCTTTTTTTTATCATCATTCCTGAGATTGCCTGTATGGAGATAGGATTTAATTCGGTCCTTAATCTGCTCTCCAATATCAAAACCACTTCTAGTAGCTCTCAACATCGCAGGTTCTGTGGAAATATATGACTTGGGTTGTGTCGGCGCACCCTCCAAATTAGTTTCGGTAGGACAGTATGCGCACTTTTCGGGACAAGAAAACTTAATGTCTTCGCCAGGTTTGGTAACTATAGTTACTACCAAAACACCAGATTCTGACCTAGCGACGCGCTTAATAAAGTAACGTTTTAAGGCAGAGTTTATAGGAATATGTGCAAAGTGTTTGTCATAAATACCACGTAACTGGGTTTTTGCTGCGTGTGCTTTGTATTTCCTACTAAGCTCACGCATCTTAGATTCTAGTGCTTCATTTGTTGGATTTATGTCATGTTTTCCTACCGTTTCAATAAGCTCCTGAACTAGCGGAACCAAATCTTCATCTTCATATTGGTATTTTTTTACAGGGATTGCGTCTTCAATATCCATGGTATGCTATTTATTAATAAAAATAAATAATACTATAAATCAATTTTTCAATAAGGAAAACCAATTAGAAACTTTATCATATACTATGTTAGCAATGCCGCCCAAATTTTTCAAGAAGACATATAAGAAACCTAGCGAAAAGACATCACCGAATTTGGCCTCTGCAACCTATATAATCATTGTAGAATCACCTAGCAAATGCGCAAAGATAGAAAGTTATCTAGGCCCAGATTATTGTTGTATTGCGTCAAAGGGTCATATTCGTTCCATAGATGGAATAAAATCAATAGATATGAAGAAAACATATGAACCCACTTTCTCAATTATAGATGAAAAAAAGGCTCATGTAGAACAGATGAAAACAGTCGTATCCAATTTCTCAAAACAAAATATTATATTAGCATCGGATGATGATAGAGAAGGTGAGGCTATTGCGTGGCATATCTGTAAAATATTTGATTTACCAATAGAAACAACCAAACGTATTATCTTTCACGAAGTTACGAAGCCAGCTATTCAAAAGTCTATTGAAAACCCCACAACAGTCAATATGGATTTAGTTCATGCACAACATGCGCGCCAAGTATTAGACATCATAGTAGGTTATAAAATCTCGCCCTTTCTTTGGAAGTATCTTTACAATAACAAATCCAATTCATT